CAATCCTATTCATAAGTTCTGTGAGAATATGAATAAGAGAACGATAATCAATACTTTCTACATCATCACCATTCTCCATATCAATATAATGATCATAGATAAATTTTCTTTCAGTCATTCTGCAAGTTTCCGTAGTGCATTATCATATTTTAGCATAAGTTCTCGGATTTTCTCCCTACCATACTCTGAAAGTTCTTTTTTGCTGTTTCGGAGTTCTTCTACTTCTTGTGGTGATAAGTTCAACCACGGAGCATCATCGGGCACTGGAAGATTGTGTTCAGTCATTCTCCCAACCTCAATTTACGCTCTGGTGAAGGGATGTGAATAACAAATGGGTCATCATATGGGTAGATATATTCATAATACCATCCAACATTGATGGTCTCCCAGAACTCTTTCATTCCCCAGTAATCACCAGCATTATATGCTTCAAGAGCACTACAGATATAGTGGAATCCTTCAAGGAAGTCATCCCATTTACTTTCTTCGAATCTCATTTCAACACCTCATCAATATCAACAGCATCATAATCACTAATACCAAGTTTCAACCTTACAAAATCAATAAAATCTGTAGCATCTCGTTCATAGACATAATACCCACCATTATTATCACTTTCTGTATAGTTGGAGAAATAATCATCAAACACTACCATAATTGCAAGTGCTCTGGATTTATCATGCTCAGTCAAGTTCTTATGAGGATGTGCTACAATTTTTGTAATACACTCAAAGAGTTCTTCACGAGTATATGAAAATGCTTTTGCTTCTTGATTAAGATTGTAAGTCATTTTACTTTATACTTTGATTTAAGATGTTGTAATACTTGTTTACGTGCCTTAATACGCCCCTTAGATACACCTTTGGGGTTCTTATTCTTGCCTGAGTTGTGTATCCAATTTGGTGTAGTCATTGTCCCTAAAAATGTACAAAAAAGGGGCATTTACTGCCCCTTATTTATTATCAAGCAGCAACAGGTTCAATACCCAGAACTTGCTCAATCATAGGAGATTCAACATAATCAAAACCAACAGGTTCAGTCACACTATCAATAACTGTGCTGTCATAAGCATCAAGTGCTTCAGTAAGTTCAGCACCAGTTTGTGCATTTTGCAAACTCATAATGAGTTGAGAAGCAGCGAAATTGGTATCAACAAGGTCAGCAGCAAGAGACATCAGATTGGTAGACATAATAAAAAAGTGGTAAGGTTAACAAATTGTGTAACTTTAGAGCAAACACATTCTCATACAGTTAAGCAGTGAGTTCTACTTCAACATCTTCATCAGGAAGATGATAGATTAGTTGATAATAATCCTCATAATCTATACCAAGATAAGAAGCAAAATCTTCTAAATCATCATGTGAAATTGAAGTGTCAATCATTTTCCTAACCTTTGATGCAATCATCATAGCACATAAACTTAGGTTTTGGAAGTATTATGTGCCAGTTGTACAGGTGTCACAGTTTGTGCTTCTAATGTGATGAATGGATCGCCTACAAGTAGAAGAACACAAAGGAAAATACCTTTCCAAACACTCTTAGACATCATAACATTTGTAGCAGTTGAGTAAATCTTTAAGAGATGCAATATCTTGCTCAGTATTCCAAGGAAAACCTAACAGAAGATTATAGTAACCAGACATCATATTGCAAGTCATTTCTTTAATGTCATGGTTAGCAATCTGCTGATAGAAACCATTATCTTGAGTCATTTCTCTCTTTTGTTGATGAAATCAATATAGCATGGATTTGGGGTCTGTGCTCTTTTAGTGTGCCACAAGAACAAGTGGCACACAGTATATCAAATCTCTGCCAATTTCTTTTTCTTTTGTTCTTGCACCAACAGTTGGAGTTCAATAATATCTTGACGAAGATCTTCTAAATCTTCTGCCATGATTTCTCTTTGATACTCACTCTTACTGCGTTTGTATTGTTTAGCAAGTTTATCAAACTCTTTTTTTGCTTGCTTTAGTTCTTGTTCGTAACTCATTTGATGTAAGGACTATTGAAATAGTTGCGAAAAACAGTGATAAGAATAATAGCAGTGCTAATAACACCAACCAAACCAAGGAAGGTAACAGCATCACCTGTAAAATTGTATGTAGGCATTTGTTTGTTAATTACTTTGTAATTATAGCAGATAAAAGTGGATTTGTGGTATTTATTGTGACAGTTTCACCACTGTCCACGCTGAATCAGAATCTTGCGAATTTCAGTGTATGCAAACTGTTTCATCTTTGCATCAGTTGCATTATCCAAGACATAATACATTTTGTTTAGGTATTCATCTTGAGTAGTAACATTCACAACCTTTACTTTAGTCACACCAAGACCTGAAATAGGTGAACCTGCACGAACCTTTGGTTTTCCCCAATTCCCAGTCACATTACCTTGAGTACGAAGTTTAGGTTTGATTTTGGAAAGATTAGAAGTTGCAAAGTTCATTTGTGTTTTATTCATACAAGTATGATAGCACATAAAGTGCCTCTGTGCTCTTTTACTGTGCCACTTGTACTTGTGGCACAGTCAAATAAAGGTTGTTTTATAGTTTGTTATATAAAGGTGTTTAACTTTTGCACCACTATGATCTTTGTCTTTTCCAAATCTTTGGGCATATGCAAAATCCTTTTCCATAATGTTAAAGTTTTTGTAATTGTCACGATAGAACTCATGGTCAGAATGTATAATCATCCAGGGCACATCAAGTGTACTTAAGATACCATACAATTTACAATGAAGTTTATACCCACCATCACCTTCACTATAACCCAGACGCTCTAAGTATGGTGGATCAATAAACACAAAATCATCTGACTTTACACTTATCAAACTATCAGCAAATGATCCCAACTTAATTTCACACTTTTTTAGATAATTGTGATGGTTAGGAGATAAATTGCAAGAGAACTTTTTATAATGACCAAAAGGCACATTAAACTCACCTTTAGCATTATATCTTTCCATACCAGAGAAACACAACTGTCTCACAATAATGTATGATAATGCACGTTGCAGTTGATCCACACAATCCCATTGTTGATTAATTGCTTCTCTTGCAGCATAAAACTCTTGTTCTAGATCATCATGTTCCAAACCTTTGAGATATTCAACTTTCAATTGCAGTTGTGGATAAAGTTCTTCACTTGTAACCACAGAGTATAGGTTAATAACATCACGGTTAATATCACTCATCAATGAATTGCATTCCAATCCAAATGATACAGCAGCACCACCACAAAAGGGTTCTACTGCTCTTGTAAATTGTTTAGGTAAAAGTTGTTTGATTAATGGCAGTTCTTTACTTTTACCACCTTGATATTTGATGATCGGTTTCATAAGTACTCAATCTGTTACTAATTAATTATAATATCAAAGTCCTTTTTCTACAAGGATTGGAGCAACAACTTCTTTAAGAAAAATAAAATATTCTTCAGATGTGAAAGGTGCATTGATAGTATCAATCATCCAGTTTACACCATAAACTTTCATTCCTTTGTTGTTATATTTTGTTTTTTCTGCTTTAGAAATTTCTGCAACAACAGGAACAAAATAACCAGAACTTACATTACTACCAACAGCAAGAGCAATGTCTTCAATTTTTTCGTTAGATGCACGAATCTTCTCACTATCAAAGTTAAGATTACACTTACTTTCAAGATACCAAGTTATACAAAGTGCTTCAAATAAATGATCAATTTGACGAGTGCGACCATTGACATCAATCATATTACTTTTTTCAATCAGATTTGTTGCAATTAAACTATCACTAATAACTTTATTCCAAAATTGTTCAATACGATCACCAAAACTAATTAAAATAGATTGTGGAGAAACACGATTATCCAATTCTAGAGCAGAAAGAATATGACTTTCTGTTTTCTTTGGTTTAATGCTGAAAATCAAAGGAAGAAGATTATCTTCTAAGTAAGACATTTGTGTTTTATTCATACAAGTATGATAGTACAAAAAAGGGCACAGTGGGGAAACACTGTGCCACTTCTTCAACTGTACCCTGTAAGACCTTCAATGGTGCTCTGAAGTTTATTATACAATCTATTCAGACTTACTTTACCACTACTCTCCATCAATTTTTGCTCTTTCTTTGACAACAACTGGAGGGCACTTTTGAGTGCTTCCATCTCATCAAGATTTAGTTTCACAAAATCTTCAGTCACTTCATAATCCTCCAGTTTATATCATTATTCTTTAGAACCCAAAAGAAGTATTTCTTGTTGATTGATGCAAGAAACATTGTAGTATCTGTTTCTTGTTCTACATGACATCCATGAAGTTTATCCATAATGTTAGCAAACCTATTCTTTGCTTTGTTAGAAATAGGTTCAATGTTTACCATTTTACGTTTTTCTTTAGTCATCATACTGCAAGTGCTCCAGAAGGAATCTCTACACCCTCAAGGTAAGTTTCATGCCAATCACAAGTATCATAGCACAACCAACCTTCTTCTTGGGTATAAACATAACCATATTCTTCACCATTTTGAAGAAACTCACTCAGGTTTTTATCAAGACGAGGAGGACAATCCTCACCACGAGAAGAATAATACAGTGGACCTTGCTCAACAGTTTCATTATTGAAACCAGCATTAGTCCATGCAGAACTCATATCACCACCATCAATAAGTTCAGAAACTTTATCTTTGGTGTTGTAGTGAGTATTCAAAATACGACCCAACCAAGAGGGATATGAATCCCAATGATGATAAACAGAGAGAACAGAACCATTAGAAAGTTCCAGTCCAATGCGAGAACGAGTTGCCATAATGTTGTTTGGTTAGTTAAAATCAGTTTTCAATCAAAATCCATTCATCTTCATCACTTTCAGTGACGGATTCCCAATTATCTTCCCACAACTCAAACATATACTCATTAACAATAAGTTCATCAATTTGAACTTCATCAATAAATGCAGATGTCATGATTTGTTTTGATTACCTTGTTAATATAGCATGGATTCTGTGGTTTTGGTGATTTATTGTGCCAGTTCTACATGTGGCACACATTTCAATCAAATTCAGAAGGACATTTTCATCATACTTATTTTTAGCAAAATTTAAAGTAGTACTAATAAATTGAACATTTCCTTTTAAATATCCTTTAGAACTGTCAATTCTATCTAAACTAGCAATTAAATTAGGATTCGATTTATCATGAGATTGATCAGTCAAAGGAAGAACTAATTTCCTTTTTAAATATGGACATTTACCTTCTTGTATCTCCCACACTTCTTTTAGATAATTTAAATCAATATTACATTCTCTATTTTTAGATTTACATCTACCTCTAACTTTTTTTAAAGTTTCTCTAAAAGGAGAATATTCATCTTTATCACTTCCACTAAACTGCATTATAAAATTCTTATTTTCTTCACTCTTTCTCCAACTATCCAAGTAAGAAGTATCATGAGAACTGCTAGAACATTTTAAACTACAAAAAAATGGAGTTCCTAATTTAATTTTTCTATTATATTCACTTTTAATTTTTTCAAACTGAGACCCACATTTTTGACAAATACAATTAACCATAATGTTCTCCACAACTATAGTTATTTATAATATTCCCTTACTCTACATAATGGAAACATCGAGTCTCGAACTCGAAACCTCTTGAATGCAAATCAAGTGCTCTACCAATTGAGCTATGTCCCCATAATGAGTGCAATTAATACACTCAAACTCCCCCATCTGGACTCGAACCAGAAACTTCAAAGTTAACAGCTTTGCACTCTGCCAATTGAGTTATAGGGGATTACAAACTATTCTTCTTTACTAATCAAATACTCTACAGTATTTGCAATATCATTCATAGCAGCACGAAGATCTGGTTGTCCTCCTGCTTCCATATTCATATCCCTATCAGTTAAAGTCCACCTCCACAGTTTCATTCCTTCATTATACCACAAGTTAATTATCATTTTTATAATGCTCCAACTTAATCCAGTTAATAAGAGCATTTGTTTCTGCTCTTTCTGTTTCGTTCATAACATCTTCAAATGAAGCAGCATAATGCACCAATGCTTTAATTGCAAGTATTCTATCTTGTTGTGAAATAAGTGACATAACAATAGTGTAATTGCTTGAAGATATTTAGTATCTCCAAATCCGGATAACAGGATTTGAACCTGTATTATTCCACTTCCCAAAAGTGGTGCCATAACCAAGTTAGGCGATATCCGGAAGGTGGGAACACTTGGACTTGAACCAAGGACTTTTTGAATGTAAATCAAACACTCTGCCACTGAGTTATGCTCCCAGAAGTGTTACGGCATCCTGGTTTATCTTTCCAGCGCAAGTAACACAACTTGGCGTCTTTCTGTGCTATGAGCATAGCGACTACCAAAGGAAAGTCAGAGATTCGAACTCTGGGAGGTTTTACCCTCAAACGCTTTCAAGGCGTTCACCATAAACCACTCGGTCAACTTTCCAATTATAGTGGGGGATTGCTCCCCATATGTATCAGATTACAATAGGAACAAGAACTTTATTATTCTTGAGTTGTGCAATCAGTTTACCAACGCTTTCAGCAGTGCGAAGTTCATCTTCTACACTTTGAGGATTGTCACAAGCAAAGACATAGGACTTATCAGGATTGCTGTGATAGGTCACACCAACTTGCATTTCATCATAGTCAAAAGACACTTCAGAAATAGCAGAAGAGTCAACATTGAGAATAACAGAGACAGACATGTGTTTTTTCATTTGATTACATAGTAATAATAACATGGATTGGCAGGAAAATCAAGGGGTTGTGGACGGTTCCAGAACTGTCACATCCTTCCAATCTTGTTTATAGATAAGCAACAGTGCATTGCTATTTTCTGGATTAAATGTAATATATTGTTCTCCGACAAAGTTAATGGTTCCAATAACTTCTGTGTATGATACTTTTGTTCCAGATTTAAATTGCATTGCGATAGGTGTCTCCTTTACCTTCTAATGATCTTACAAATAATTCAGTAAACTTTTCCATTTTTTCAGGAGTTACAGTGATTGGGTCATAGTTGATTGCTTCTCTTAGGACATTTAATTCATTCCATTCTTCTGTTGTAAGATCTGCTGGACCTGTTTTGGAAAGTGTCATAGGTTTTCAATATTGTGTTGATATCATAACACAATATCTATGAAAATGAAGATTGCTTAAGGTTTTCTTTGGGATTACTTAATCTTTTGCAACATATAAGAACCATCACCTTGATCTATCCATTCCATTTGATCTCCCTCTTTGAGATCTGCTGCTTCCAACAAATCATCAGGGAAAGTTACAAAGTATTCACCACTTGGATCTGTTTCAACAGGAAGAGACCACTTAACTACTTTATCTTTTGCTTCAGCAGCATCACACATTGCATTTAATTCTTCTTCTGTGTACTGTTGGCGTTCTTCTGGATAATAATTCTCTTCCCAAAAATCATTCCAAGATTTCTTACATTCCTCTGATGGGTCATCTTTATCACAAAAGTCAAAATCTACAGGACGATGGCCATTCAGCAGAGCAAGAAGTTCACTCGCTTTTTCTGTCTGTACCTTATAGGTATTATAGTTATCTTCAACAACACCTTTAATGACAT